CGCAACTTCAAGAGCGAGCAGAACCAGTGGATGCTCGATGTGGGAACCCTGGTGGTGGACGAGTCCCACCTGTTGACCGTGCCCCGTCGCGGCGACCACCTGGAAGTCGGGTTGATGAAGTTTACCGACATCAATCCCAGGTCGCGGATCGTCATGCTTTCGGCCACGATGCCCAACGTGGACGAGATTGGCGAGTGGGTCAGTTATGCCCTTACCAAGCGCAACACCTTCGTGCTTCGCAGCACCTACCGGCCCTGTCCCCTTTCCGTTCACTACGAGAAAGTCTGGGACCAGGCCGGCAGTTATTTTGCCAACGAGGAGGAGAAAGTCGGCTATGCCTTGGATATTGTTGACTACTATCCCGATGACAAGTTCCTCATCTTCAGCCACACCATCGAAACCGGCTACATGATGACCAAGGCGCTTCAGGAGGCCGGCATCCAGGCCGAGTTCCATTGCTCCCTGCTTGACAAACAAGAGCGGGTGTCCCTGGAACACCGCTTCCGCACCGACCCCAAGTTGCGCTGCGTGGTGGCCACCAGTACCCTGGCCTGGGGTTTGAACCTGCCGGCCCGCCGCGTCATCATATTGGGCATCACGCGCGGTTTCGATATTGTCGAGTCGTACAATATCGCCCAGATGGTCGGGCGTGCCGGTCGCCCCGGCTTCGACCCGATGGGGGACGCCTATATTTTGCTGCCCGAACGCACCTTCGACATGCACAAGGAGCGGCTGAAGAAGCCGGAGCCGATCAAGAGTCACCTGCTCGATGAAAGTCCCGGTGGGAAATATAAGACCCTGGCCTTCCATCTGGTGAGCGAAATTCACCACGGCGATGTGCAGGACGCGGACGACGTTCATCACTGGTTCGGTCGCTCCCTGGCCCATTTCCAAAAGGACACCCTGGCGGACGCGGTGGTGGACCAGACCCTTGATGACCTGAAAAAGTGTTACGCCATCAAGGAAGAGGACGGGAAGCTGAAGGCCACGGCGGTCGGCATGATCTCCAGCATGTTCTATATTTCGCCCTTCGACGTGAGCGACCTACGCCGCAATTTCAAATATCTGTTCGATGGCAACGAGCAGGGCGACGACCTGGCGGTGGCCTGCGCTCTCGCGGCCATCGACAGCAATATGGTGGGCTTCGCCAACCGCCGCGAGAAGGAGGAGATGGCCCACTTCACGATCCAGTGGCGGCAGAAGTACGGCGAGCGTTACCCGGATTCCGTTATCAAGGTGGCATTTTGTTATAACGCCATGATGAACGGCCAGCACCACCACAAGGCGTGCGGCCCGACCATGCGCAACCTCCAGAGCGACTACGCCCGGCTCGGCCAGGTGCTTTTGGCCCTTGACAATATGAGCGGCAAGTGGGGGCGTTTTAGCTGGTTCCGCGACTTGCAGGCCCGCATTCAGCACGGCGTCAAGGCCCATCTGGTGCCCCTGGTTGGCCTGCCCGACATCGGCAAGGTTCGAGCCGCGAAGTTGTACGAGGCCGGTTTGAAGACCCTGGAGCAAATCGCGGAGCGGCCCGATCTGGTGAAGAAGGCCCTGGGTTGGAAGGACGCCAAGGTGAAGGAAGTCGTGGAGGCTGCCAAGGCACAATTACTTGTTTCGTAACCGCTGCCGCATCTTGAGTTGCCGGGCCAGTACATTGTCGATGAGCGTCTGGCGGGGGATAAAGAGTTTCCCGCCGCGCTGGAAGACACGGGCCGTCGTGGGGTCTTTGACGCCGGTTTGCACGCACGCGCAACAGGAAGGGTCTTGGGAGAATAATTCCACGGTCACCACGTCGCCGTCCGAAACGTGCGACGGCGTGGCGTTGCCGTTGATCTTGACGTAAAAATCCTTGCAGGAGCCGGTCCCGGTCGAGGGGCTAACCGTTGCGTCGATGTCGCCGTCCCCGGCGGCGTAGAGCGTACCGTTGGCGTACTCGATGCAGCATACGCCGTTCGCGCCCGCTGGGGAAATCACTACATTGACGGCCTGACAGGGGATGGAACACCCGCCGGTCGCTGCGGAATAAACCCACTCGCCGCTCTCCGATCTCACCGGCCCGCCCAGGTTGAATTCAGGCATCTCCGCGATGGAGTCAAACTGAATCGCTGGCACGACGGTGGAAGTGATCGTGGAGCAGCCGGTGGGCAATTCCGGGGTCAGCGGTGAGCCGCAGTCGAAATAAAGCGTGATGCTCTTATAGCAGTATTTCGGCGGGCAGCACTTGCAACCCCAGCACGGGCAGGTGCCATCGGTGCCCCGTACAAACGGGCCTTGGCATCCGGTCGCCATTCCTTACGGCCCTCAATCCTTGGTTGGTTCGTCCCCGAAGAAGCCCGTTGGGTATTCGATTTTTACCACGCCGTCGCCGCTTGTGGGCTTGCCGGTTTTCGGGTCTTCGACCCACCAGCGTACCTGCTGGACCGGGATGCCCAGGGCGTCCATGTGACAGTCATCATCGGGGAAGACCGGCATGTGATATTCCTTGCCGGCGACCAGGATGGCCACCTTGCACTGGCCCCGCCGCTTGTCGTAGAGAAGGCAGTTCTTGCATTTCGGTTCTATGTCATTCATTCCTATTCCTCGCCTCCAAGGCTTCGTTTATAATCGAGTGTCGAGTTAATAATCCTCTGGGGGCCATATGAAATACGTTTCCATCGACATTGAGACAACCGGCCTCGACCCCAAGCATAACGATATTCTCGAATTCGCGGCGGTCTACGACGATCTCCGCGAGGACGTGGAAGTGGACAAACTCCCGACCTACCACGCCTACGTCTACCGCGAGGACGACCTCTATCGCGGTTCGGCCTACGCCCTGGCACTCAACCATAAAATACTCAGTATTTTAGCGGGTCGTGGCAAGTCGGGTTACGGGATTCACAATTACCAGAATTCCGAGGGCCTGCTCTTCTCCTTCTTCAACTGGCTGGACAAGGTGAATTACCCCGACCCCGCTAATTCCCATATGGTCGGTGAGGACTTGTATTTGTGCATCACCCCCGCCGGCAAGAACTTCGCCAGCTTCGACAAGCGCTTCCTCGAAGAGCAATGCGTGATGCCCAAACAGCTTCGCTTCTCACACCGCGTCTTCGACCCCGGTGTTTTATATTTCCGCCTGGGGGAAGACGACATGCTGCCCGATAGCAAGGTGTGCATGAAGCGTGCGGGCCTGAGCGGCGAGGTTGCCCACACCGCCCTTGAGGACGCCAAGATGGTTGTTCGCCTTATTCGTCACAGGTTCAAGGAGGGCCGATGAAAGTTACTTTGACTAAACTGCAAGTCGTCATTGCCAACCATGTTGGTCGGTATCGGTACAATAACGCCCTTCGCAACAACAAGAAAGATGCGTATGGCTTGAAATCCAAAGGGCCGGGCGAGCATCAGTTAGGGGCACGCGGCGAAGAAGCCTTTTGCCAGGCGTTCAATATTCATAATCCCTGGTTGGAAGGTACTTATAAGACCTGTGCCGATGTGGGTCGGGTGGAAATTCGCACTCGAAGCAAGACGTGGTATGAGTTGCTTGTTCGTCCCGATGACTCGGACGACAGCCCCTTCGTCCTGGTCCGGCCCGTGGAGGGGGAGGAGGACACCTACGAAATAGTGGGCTGGATGATGGGCCGGGATGCCAAACAAGAAAAATGGCTGCGGAACCACGGCGGTCGTGATGCCGCGTATTTTCCGCCCGACGAGGCCCTGAATCCGCCCGATACCCTGCGAAAATATCTGGCGTAAGGAGGTTAGGGATGGTTCCTGTTATTGGCATCGCTGGCCAACTCGGCAACGGCAAGGACGTGCTGGCGGATTATTTGGTCAAACGCCTCAACGATGGCATCTATAACCATCGCGGGATCGAGTTGGTGCCCGAACAGCTTTGGCAGCGGACGGCCTTCGCCAACGCCGTCAAGCAAGTTTACCAGGACGCCTTCGCCGTGGACCGGGAGTTCGTAGAGAAGTGGAAGCGCATCCCGGAGCCGCCGCCGGGCATGAAGATGAATGTTCGCAAGGGCCTCCAGTTCATCGGAGACGGCTTCCGCCAAATGAAGGAAAACATCTGGATCGAGATTGCCCTGCGCGGTCACCAGCGGAAGGTCATCTCTGACAGCCGTTACATTAACGAGGCCAAGGCTATCGCAGCCCAGGGTGGCTTGATGATCGTCCTGTGGCGTCCCGGATTCGAGAATAGCGACCCGAATCCGTCCGAGTCGCAGATATTGCCGGTGGTGCAGTGGTGCCTGGATACCCACCAGGATGGTCCGCTGCACTGGACCTACGACTACGAACTTTACCCGCCCCCGGACGGCATTCAGGCTTACAACTATTTCATGCGCAACGACGGGAGCATCGAAGACCTGTACGCTAAGGTGGACAAAGAATTGCTCCCCTTCATGGAGGCCCGGTACGCCGAGAACTTTGGCCGGATGCTTTGATATATAGAGCATCCGACCAAGAGGACTCTATGGGCCACGTCACGTCACCAGAACAGCGTCACCGCGTCCCGAAGGGCTGGGGGCACGAGGATTGGATTTGGAACTCCGATCTCTACTGCGGCAAGCTTCTCTACTTCAACGACGGAAAACGCTGTAGTTGGCACTATCACAAGCTCAAAGATGAAGTGCTATATTTACAGTCCGGTCAAATCTTGGTAAGATTCAGTACGGAGGACGATATTTCCAAGGCGCAGGAAGTCGCCTTGAAGCCAGGGGATGCTTTCCATGTCCCCGTGGGGCTGCGGCACCAGATGGTGGCCACCGGCGAGAGCATCATTTTTGAGTTCAGCACCCACCACGAGGACAGCGATAGCATCAGGATTGCGCGGGGGGACTGACCATGCTCGCGGCTTTCATAGATTCACCGCCGGCTTGGGTACATATTTTGGTGGAGAAACCCAAGCGCTTTGTCGATGGGATTGAAATACTTGACGAGCGAATTCTGGTCAAGCACGGAAGCTTCATGCGGGTCAAGCGGTGGCTCCGGGGTGCGCACCCGCACTTGGGAGTCATCAATCCCAAGGGTTGGAGCGGTGTTGAGACGGTGGTGGAAGTGGACGTGATAAAGGCCCAGGGTTTCTTCGAGGTCCGCGAGGCACCTGTGGTGGAGGTCAGGTACGAACCTGAAGTCGCACCTGCCGCCGCAGTTTGCCCAGCCCTACTTCCGTCATGACGATAAATGCCCAGCCACGGGTCTTGCAATATTTGCCCGCCGCCTTCCACTTGGCCTCGTTGCGGGGTATGGTGGTTTGCTTGGCGGGCTTGATTTCCCAGACCTCGATTCGCCCGTCCGACCAGAAAACCCGCAGGTCCGGGAAGTAGTCGTGCAGAACGGGCTTGCCCCCCTCCTCGAAAAGATACTGCACCGCGAACGGTTCCGCCTCAAATTTGACGACTTCGGGGATAGCCTCCAGACACTCGTAGACCTCACACTCGAAACCTGAACGATAGTGCAATTCCTTGCCGTTCATCTTGTTGGAGACGAAGTTGCCCTCTCGGAATTTTGGCCGCTTGGTGCCCTTGATCTTGCCGCTCCTCTTGTCGTAGTCCTTCCAGATGACGGCCCGCTCTTGTTTGTCTTCGGGCAGTTTGTCTTTGGGGTGTTTGGCCCTGAAGTGCATCTTGAGGTCGCGCACGGGAGCCTGGCATCTGGCCAATGGGCAAACGACGAATTCACGGCCTTCCTCATGGCTTTCGTGGATGTGCTTCTTGAACTCGTTGAAGTCGGTGTACTGCTTCCCGCAAATAAAGCATTGGTACTTTCGGTCGCGCTCGTTGGTGAATTCGTAGTTAAATGGCATATCCTAGTTATCCCTCAAGGCGCACCTTTCTCATTGATGTCGTTTTTCAGCTTTTGCATCTCTTCCGAGGGGATTTGCTTTAGGTTATCGCCCAGGGCTTTCATCACTAGGTTATCAGCGCTGGTTAGGTAGATGATGTCGTGGGTGACCTGATGGGATAGTTGCCTGCCGGACACCAACCGCGCCACGGGTTCGTAGGCGTCGTCGGACCACCAACGGTTCCAGTGGATCACATCCCCCCAATAGTTGGTGAAGGTGTATAGGTCTTCGTCATCCCAATCTTTCTTGTTCTGGATCAGCCACCAGGCCCCGTCTCTAGCGGTTTTATAGTGAATCTCGAATTTATCGGTCCACAGCCAATTCCATAAGGAGCCTTTGCCGCCCTCCTTTTCCTCCATCCACAGAGCCAAAGCAACCAGCGGCATGTACGTTTTTTCATTGATAATGCCGTAATCCGTTACCTCGCTGTCGATTTTCAAGTTATCCATCAGCCCAGGGTTTATAGAATTCAGGAGTTCCGCTGTCTTAATGGGCCGGGTCATGTCCGCGCCCTCGGATGTTTCCGCCGGCAACAATAGTAGCCGGAACAGTTCGACGTTATCCAGTTCCTCCTGGTTCTTTACCCATTTGGCCAGTAATGCCGGGCGGTTGACTAGGTGTTTGGCCTCGAATCGCTCCTCCAGGTTGTTGAGATTCAGTAGATAAATCTCGCGGAATGTTTGTGGGAGCTTAAAGAAGTCCTGCGATTTGATGTTGTAGCCCATGTGCAGCAGCAGGGCCATTTGCTCTGGGTCTTGGAAATACTCTTCCGGTATCGACCACCCTTTCTCTAATTCATCGACGGCCAGCTTGAGCTTTTTCTCCTGGTCCGACAGGGGAATGGGTTTCAGGATATTGTCGATGTTGCCGTCGAATTTGTCGTCCAGATAACCCTTGTACGCCTGTACCGACGAGAATCCGGCGATAACGTTAGGGCTATTTTGCCGGTCCACCCATTCGGAGTACCTTCCCTTGGGAGCCACACCCGCATTCACGAGGTCGGCGGGTGGTTGTTGGTTCTTGTCCACAATGAAATACTGCGTCTGTTCGTGTTCAAAGCGATACTGGTAATACCATTGTGGGCTGCTCTTGGAACTGATGCAAAAGCTCGTTCCCCTGCCGTGCGCAATGCACTTCTTGTGGGTGTCCGCCAAATAAATCGAGATAGACCCATCGGGACTGGTGGCGATGGGTTGGGCGTTGGTCGGGGCCACAAGGCGGCTGAGGGCCTGCTTGGCGGTGTACTCCCCCTGGATGGAATGCACTTTGGTCGAAAAGGTCGTGAAATCCGGTGCCGGCTGTCCGTTGAGGTACGGCACGTCCTTGAACTCCAACTTCACCTGCTTGCCGCCCTTGAGATCATGGATTTCCTTGAGAACGGTTTCGATGAGGGCAGGGGCGGTTTTCTGTCCTAGAAAGTAGGCCGCGATCAATAGCTCATCCTGCTGGAGTTCCTTCTTGATGAATTGGTCGATAAAGGGCTGGAGTTCGGGGCCTTGAAAAAGCTTGCGAGCCTGGTTGATGGCAGCTTTGTTGACGCTGGGGGCTTCCTTGGGTTGGATGCCCAGCCGGGCGTCGAGTTGCTGCTTGGCGGCTGCCACACTGATAAGGTCAGGTGCGTCTTTAAGCTGCTTGATTAGTTGTTCGAGTTCGGCGTCCGGTAGCTGTCCTTTGCCCAGGCCGTAACGCTGGTTGATCCGCCGCAGAATCATTTCGGTGTTGGCGTCGATAGCCTCCTGCAAGGAAAACCACGGTCTGAAGCGCAACTCCCACAATTTATTCCTCGTCTGTAATCTTGATAAGCCCGTCGTCATCCCCTTGCAGGTCGCCGGCCTTCTTCACCACCCTTGGTTCCGCTTTGACGCCCTGGTTCATCAGTTCCTTCTCGCACTCGTCGCGGTCGATCACCTGGATGTCGGGCAAGTCCTTGTGGCCAAAAATGGATTGGCTTGCTTTGCCGCCGAGAGCGTCGAGCAGGTTGAGGGCCATGAAGCTGGCGTCGTCCTGAAAGCCGCTGGCGTCGTCTTCTTCGGGGTTTTTCAACCGGGCGAAGGTGACCCGGCTCTCTTCGGGTGCCCCGAAGATGCCGTCGCCCTTCTTGAAGAAGAGGATAAGGTTCTGCCCGTCCAGCAAGCCACGCACCTTGTTCTCGTCCTCCAGGTAATCGTCCCACCTGTCCAACAGAAGCCGAAAACTAGAAAAAGCTGGCGATGCTCTCACGGTTGATCTCCACATATATAGCGGTCAGTGATATATAGGACATGGTGTCATTTAGTTTTCGCAAATATGTGTTGATGCGGGAGGACCATCGGGAACGCTTCGCCAGCGTCGTGGACAAGGCCGTGGACCTGGCCCGCGCCGTTCGTGATCCGCATGACAAAGAATACATCCCCGATGACAGCGAGCGGGAACTCGCTGTGTTCTCGCTCGAAGAAGTCGGCAAACTGTTATCACGGGAGTTGGGCAAACTTTCTGACCCGGACGAGTGCATGTTGAAGATCAAGGAGTTCCGCCGCGAGTTCGAGGAGGACATGGAGAAGGCTGGTGAGTCCGAGGAGTCGTCCGACCTGGGACGGGTTAAGGAAATGGTTGATGGCCTGTTATCGGACGCGGCGAAGGCGGTAGGTTCATGAAGTTAGGTAGTTTCCGAAGATTCCTTGAAGACCTAGAGCGCAAGGCCCCCGAAGACAAGGCCAAGGACGAAAAGGGGGAGAAGCAGCCGATGGACCTGTTCGGCGGCGAGGAGGAAGAACTGAATATACCTCCAGAGACTTTGGCCAAAATCTACCAGACCGAGCCGCAGGTGGGGGCGCATGTTTCCTTCGGCGGTTTGGATTGGAAGCTGATGCCTTTCAGGATCAAGCATATGGGCGTTAACGGGGCGGACATCGAGACGTTCGGAGACGAGGTTCCGGCCAGGGCGTTCAAGGACGGCATGTACCGTAAGAAACACGGCAAGGAAAAGGGCCGCATTAGCCGCAAAGACCTGGCGGACTTGGCCGGACAGGGCTGGCAGGCCGCTACCCAGGCTGCCGCTGGCGGTGGTGCCCCGCCAGGAGGCGCACCTGGCATGGGTGGACCGCCAATGTGAACGATATGAAACTCACTTTCAAAGAATGGCTGAAACTCCAAGAGGTCGGCACCGGAACCAACGCTGTCGCTACTTTCGCCCGCCCCGTGATGCCGGTGGTACGTCGCGGCCCGGCTCAAGGTCAGTTCGGTTGCAGGTACGACAAGCAAGGGAATTGCGTTGGCCTGGCAGGCGAAGTGCAGCCGATGCTCTTCAGCAGTTGGAAATGACCGCACTATAATAGGGTATGAAGAACTATTGGCTCGAACGCAGACAGTCCCGCTTGGTGACAAATCTTCAACTCAAACGAAAGTCCTTACAACACGAGATCGCCCGGCTCACGTCCTTGCTGTGTGGCGAAATTATCGTCGCCGTCGCTGATCGCTACGGCAAGGGTCACCGGCTCGACGGCTACAACGCCGCCCGCGACGTGATTAAGTTGACTCTTGCCCTGGAATTCGATAAGCACCGGGAGTATTATTCTTTTATCAGGATGACCAACCTACGTCGCCTGACTCTTTATTTCCTCAAGCGGTTCGGCTGTTAGGAAGGAGCGTGATGGATGCGCATATTGAAGGCTCCCAAAGTGTACCTCATCGCCCGCCCCCAGATTGTGGAGGAGGGGTTGGCCCAATTCCTCGAAGACCAGAAGCTCGATTGGCCGACGCCCACGGAAGGCGTGACGGCTGCGGAACAATTGGTCGAGGCGGCGGGTCGGTGCTGTTATATGTCCTTCGGGAAGAAGGCCGGCAGCAAGAGTAATTGGCGTTATATTCAAAATCTCCTGGGCCGCAACCCGGACGGCTCGTGGAAGCCCGGCCCCGCTCACGGGTCGGTCACGGAGCATCCGTGCTGGAGCTTTCTGGTCGTCGGGGCCGGGCGGGGCTTCTCCCACGAGCAGGTGCGGCATCGAACTGGTTGGGCTTATTCCCAGCTAAGTACCCGTTACTGCGACTTCGAGCGCGAGGAGGAGGAGGGCACCTGGGAGCCGGGTTTCTGCATCCCGACCCTGGCGTTGCTAAGTCCTGATACTGCCGCCACCTTTGCCGCCCGTTTACAACATAGCCAGCAGTTTTACGTTGAAATCCTCCACCAGATCGAGGAGGACTTGCGGGCAAATGCTGCGTTCATGGAAAGTCTCCAGAAATATGACGAAAAAGAACGGTCGCGTATGATGCGCAAGGCCGCTCGCGGCGCGGCCCGTGACCTGCTGCCGATTGCCACCGAGGCGATCATGGTGATGAGTGCCAACGCGCGGGCATTGTGGAACTGCATAGTGCTGCGGGCCAATGAACACGCCGAGGCCGTGATCCGGGAGGTCTATGTTCAGATTGCCAAGATCATGGAAAAAGAGATGCCCGCGTTGTTCAACGGGTTGCGTTACGAACGCTGCTGGGATGGGACTGAGGCCGTGGTCATGCCCCGCGAGAAGCTATGAGAGATTGCGATGAACGACGCCCGGACGGTTGTATCGGCTGTATCTTGTTGATCCTGGCCATCGCCGTTCTGATATTTCTATTCAAGTTGGCCTTGTGGGTTCTGTGGGAAGTGTGGAAGTGGAACCCCTTCCAGTGAAAGTTTGACATGAGGAGATTGTTTTGTAGTCTATTTATCCTCCTGGCCTTGGCCGGACTCGCTCCCGGCCAGGTGGAGATAGCTAAAAAGGACCGGGTGGAGAACATCGACCCCGGTTATTGTGCGTGGTGTGCCATCGAAACGCTGGGGCGGCATCACGGGGTTGACAAGTTGGT